CTTCGGCAGCTTTATCGCTTGTATCTTGTTTTATTTTTTCAATTTGTAATCCAAATCTATTTAAGAATTCTATAATCACATTAAAAGAATTCTCAAATGACCTTTCCGCTGATTTGCCTATGCCAGCAATGAATTCAAATACATCAGCGATTGCCTCAAAAAGAGGTTTCAAACCCGTAAGTAATCTTGCTAATACTTTAAATGGTCTTGCTAATGCTGTAATTAGAACTTCTAATATTGGAAGTAAAGGCATAAACATAGCTTGTAAAAATCCAAATAAATCTGTCAATATCGGCGTAAATGTTTTACCTACTACTCTACCTAAACCAACAAATACGCTTTTTAATCTAAGCCAAGCATCCGCAAATTCCTCTGCTTGTTTTGCCTCAAAGTTTGTAAAGCTGACTCTTAACCTGTCAGATTCTTCCATTAATTCTTGAATTCCTTTTTTACCCATCATAAGAATTGGAATTAATTTTGTACCTGCTCTACCGAACAATTCTTGTGCTAATGCTGTTCTTTTAACTGGGTCTTCTATTTTCTTGAAAGCATCTGCGCCATCCAGTAACAATTGTTCTGCGTTTTTATATTCTCCATTTGCTTTTTTAACAGCAATTCCTGCTTGTGTAAAAGCTCTTACAGAAGTAAGCAGTCCATTGTTTGCATCATTAACTCTTTTAGAAACAACTCTTAAAGCAGTAGAAACTGATGCCATATCTGTTCCACCAATTTGAGCAGCAAAAGTTAATCGTGATAAAGAATCTGCCATTACTCCTACTTGTGTAGCAGTCTTAGCGAATGTATCTCCTGCCTCAGCAGATGAGAATGCTAGTTTGGCAATCGCAGCAGCAGCAGCAGCAATAACTAGAGTTTTTGCAGATAGCATATCTCCGAATTGTCCGAACTGTCCACGCAATCCTTCTAATTTGCTACTCGCTTTATCTTTAAGGGTTACTAATAAGTTTATTTTATTATCTGCCACTGTTCTGTTTTTTCCTTCTGTATTCTACCTTCTTCAATAGGTAGTTTACTTCATTTGTAGTAAGAGCGAGAACATCTTTCTTACTCCAGTTATATTCTACACCAAAAACATCAATGATATCTAATAGATTTTTGTTTATTATTTCGGTACTGCCAAAAAATGAGCAACGACCTCATTAAATGTTGGCATATCCGATATAGAAGTATTGTCTTTCAACCAATCGCTAGTCATTTCTTTGTCCGATTGTTGTAATGCTATATTTACAATTTCAATGATGTCGCTGAATGTGAAATTTTCTCCAATTTGACCTAGACTTTTTCCTAGTGTTTCTTCTACTTGTAAAACAGAGCCAGTCTTTGCTGGTTGCACATCAAATTCTTTTCCTGCTAATTTGAACTTCATAGAGCCTCCTTAAAAATTAATAACTAGCCAATGTATTTGCTAGAGTTACCCTCATTGCATAAGAGCTAGTTGTATTGTATTGTGCTTTACCTTCGTAAGATGCTGTTATTCTACCTGCTCCACCAATAGGATATGCAAATGTTGAATATTTAACTTGAGGTAAATCAATATCTAAATATTCGTATTGATTTGTATGTCCTACAACTGTTGGTCCAGTAACAGTAAATTGAAATCTTTGGTCAGTTTCATCTCTAAATTTTCCTTCTTGTAATTGCGTATCAAAGGATTGGTCGCCAGCAACAGTAATTGTTCTATATCCATTTCGTAATATTTTACCTTCACTTGTTGACGCATTAAGTGTTGGTATTCCTTCTAATCCATTATCAATTGTTATCGTTGCAGATTCAAATTCTCCATTAGCAGCTCCAGCAACTTGTACTGATGTTTGATTCCATGTAAATGGGTCAGCAGCAATGTAACTTGGAGTTGCTTTTGCTGTTTTTGCATAAGCTCTACCATGAACTGTTGCAGTACATCTTAAAATTGCTCCCGCAGTTATTTCTATTGTTAAAGCAGATATACAAGCATCTGCAATTTGATAAGCACTACCTACACTTTTATACAGATATAATGTGTATGGTGTTAATGCACAATCTACTGAAAAATCTGTTTGTCTTGGTAGAAATTCATGCACATATAAAGATGTTGTTAAAGTAGATGTAGGATTGCCTACTGCTGAATTTAAAAAATGCCCTACATAAATTGGATGAGGCTCAAATACAATATCTCCTGTTACATTGTTGATGCCTTGAACATCATTCGGAGCATCATATACTCCTCTAATGTTTTCTATTTGTAAAAAGTTTTTATTTTCTGTTAATGATTCAGATACAAAAGGGATATAGACAGGACTTGTAGCAGCAGTTCCGAAAGCTGACTGCTCTTTCATTCCTAAATATCCACCGATTCCGTAACCCATTATTATTCTCCTTCAGATGCTTTATCTGTTTTCTTTATTTTACTTTGCTTTGAGAGTTTTGCAAGACCTTCATCAATTAAAGTGTCAGCAACTTCACAAGGAACAGTGATTTTCTTACCTTTAGTTGCCTCTCCCCATCCTACAATATATATTCCACTCTTTTGCCATGTTATTTCTACTTCGGTTTTCATTATTCTCTTACCTCGCAAACTAATTGCAAAGATACTCCCTTAAAAAATCCCATCCCTGCGTTGTTTTTTTGGTTATCAAATTGACCACCACCAAAAGTTGCTATTACAACATTTCCTGCCAAATCTCTATTAGCTTTCAATACATCTTTAACATTCGCTAACATTGAATCTCTATTGGTAGCTCCTGCTAAATTCTCTAATGAGAAGTCGTACAACCATAAAGTAATTGTAAGAAATGTTCTAATTGGATTCGCTCCACCAATAAGCTCATCATCCATAGGACTTTCCCAAGAATCCAGATATATCTGCACTAATGGACAATCATCTGTTCTTACATTTTCCTGAGGCTCAACATAAATGTTATATCCACTTGTGTCTGAATCTGCCTCTAGGAGTGTTTTAATGCTGTTTTCTATTGCCAAATAATCAATTGTAGCCATTTATATATCTTACCTTATTTCTTTGTTAAATCCTTGATGTATTTCTTTATTATTTCTTCTGCTATTTTTGATGCTGTTTTAGGCAAAGGCAACATTCTTCTAACAGGCAAATTTCTTTCTGGTACTCCATACTCATGCCATTCAGAATAATCAACAGGACTACCTACTTGTACTGAATCATCTTTAACTTCAAACACAAAACTACCTGCGAGGTTTCCTGTATCTCTTAAAATTTGTCCACCTCTAACAGTCGGAGCCCATCCTCCTTGCTCATTTCCTTGCTTTTGAAAATGCTCATTAACCTGTTTAACAAGAGCGACTCCTATCCTTTTAAGGACTGGTCTTTTATTTCCTATTCCTTTAGCAAGTTTTGCTAATTTGTTTTGTACTTGCTTATTGCCTTTTGCTGTTATTTGACCCATTAATAATAAGGATTATATTCTTCTAATTGATATGCGTCATACTCATCTTGTAATCTATCTGAATCTATTTGCTGTAGAGTTTCATCAAGCATTGTAAAGGTAGGATTGTATTCCATAGTATTTGAAAATATTGTATCTCCAGCATTCCAAGTGATTAAATCCATAGAAGAAGTATATAATCCAAGCTCTCCTGAATTTATTTTGTTTAAAAAGTCGAATACCTTATCTGTTCTTTTTGCTACCCAAGAATTCTCGCTTTGTACTTCCTGCGTAAAGAATCTTTCCAGAATTTTGATTAACGCATACTCTGTGCTAATGCTTTCTATTATTGGAGGTGTTGAGCTGAATGGTAATGTGTAATTATTTACCAAATAACCATTAATCTCATTTTCAGCTTGATTGATATAGAAATCTACTGCTTGTGAATTGACAGAACTTAAACTACCGACTCGTGGATACAAACTGTAAACTTTTGGTACTGTTGTGTATGTTGCCATAGATATGTAGTTTACTTGTTTTAACTAATCCATGCAACATTTAATCATACCATCTCTTAGGTGGCCATTGATTATATAGTTCAGACATATCAAACTTTTCTTGTGCATAATACATTTTATCTTCATTATAATATTGATAAGCCTCATCAATAGCATCATAAAGCTGACCTGCATCACAATTGAAATACTTATATCCCTGTTCGAGCATATCGTGATAATAGTCGCTAGGCAAATTAAGACCTCTTGCGTGTTGCTTTGTCATAATATAAAACATGATTCTTTTCTTGCCTCTGTTAATGTAATTTTTAGTATAAAAATTTGGATAACCTTCTAAACTATCTAATGACTTTTCGCATTTTATAGTTATGTTCCACAAAACTCCATCAACACTATCATGTTCTTTTCCAGTATGAACAACATCAGCAACTCCTCGATAAACGAACTTGAATTTTTTCAAGTTAAATCTTCCGAGTGCTATTGCATCTGGACACCTTGTTGCCATTTGCTCAGCATTAGTATTCATTCCGTAAGCAAAATATAACATTATGAATCCCTCCTTACTTCAGAAATTAACCCGACATCAATCATGCTAAGAACAAAACTTTCTTCGTTAGAAATGTCTAACGAATGTCCGTTGTAAGCATAAGTATTTGCATGAACAAATTCCATATAATCGGAATTATTTTCAAACTTATACATCCTTGCATCATGTCGCATCTTTTCAACCAAGTCGGCAAAATCTTTTGCTAAAAAGACTTGACCATCTTGGCACTTGTAAAGTTTTTGAATATTTAATTTTTTAAATTTAGTCATTTTACA